TGAGCTCCATAAGCTACAAGCTGAAGAAGACCACCACCCATTTATGCTATATTCTTTATACTATTAGAGGAGAAAAAAAAAGCAGGAAAATATTGAAACTGACACAATAATTCTTTTATTAGTTAGAATAAGCTAAGCCACCCATACCTGAGAGGATACGAAGGACATTGTAGTTAACTGCATATACATATAGCTGACCCTTGCTTGTAGTAATAACGTTTGTCTTATATGTGTCATTATCAGTCATAGTTAAGTTAAGAACAGCAGAATCAATACGAGACATATTGAGGGTTCCACTGGGCTGATGCTCCTCAGGCTTAAGAGCGAATGAGTAGACATTGATACCAGCATTTGACGGAATATTCTCATGATGCTGGAAAGGCTGAACCAAATTGAAGTAAGAGCCATTTCTCTGTGAGAAACGGTCATTGCCATTCAATACTAACTTAGCATCCTTGATAGGGTTATTCGAAGCAGCACCATTGTTCTTGAGCTTAGCCATATCACTAGTTGAAACAGGGACAGATGTTATAGCTCCTGTATCAACTGTATAATTGAACCAATTAAGATTGTTAATTGATGGGTTAACTACCCAGATAAGCTCCTTGCAAGGGTGATTGAAGGAAAGCTTAGGCTTCAAGCTAGTCTGTGTTCCTACAGATTCTGCACCTGTGAACTGAAGCTGTTCTATCAAGTACTCATGTGATAATTGAGCGAAACGACGACGTTCATCAGTATCTAAGAAGATATAGTCAACCCATATGGATGCAGAGAAGCCACCTGTAGGGGTAGGCTCACTATCCTTCTTGCAGTTGGCACCAGTCTCAAACTGTAAATTAATCTTAACTTCATGGTATTGAAGAGCAATTAAAGGAAGGGCAAGACCTACATTGCGACAGAACCAGAACTCAAGAGGGATGTAGAGAGTATTCTTAAGTTTGCCTCCAGCTGCACCCACCATTTCATTATAGCCATATCGCTTAGATACTGGAAGAGATAATTCATTCCAGATATACATCCAGTGTGAGAAATGCTTGTCAATCTTCTGGCCTCCAATCTCAATTTCAACATAGTCAATCAATCTCAGTCCAAAATAAGGGCACAATAGCGTATTATTTGAAGATAAATCAACAACTAAATACATACGATGGATTAAATCACCATTGCGTGAAATCTGACAAGTTACTCTCTGGCCGTAATTAGGATTTCCATTGAAGGTCTGTTGGATTGCCTCAATTGCAAAGTTAGTATGGCGTCTGTAAACCACCTTGAAGAAAGTAATCTGAGGATTACCAGTCAAATAAACATCTTGAGCTCCATAAGCTACAAGCTGAAGAAGACCACCACCCATTTATGCTATATTCTTTATACTATTAGAGGAGAAAAAAAAAGCAGGAAAATATTGAAACTGACACAATAATTCTTTTGTTAATTAGAATAAGCTAAGCCACCCATACCTGAAAGGATACGAAGAACATTGTAGTTAACTGCATAAATACAGATACCATCATATGTTGTACCCTCAACAATTGCAAAATCATGTTGACTATCTTGTGCTGCCACAACATTACCATCATCATCAGTACCTGCTGCACTTCCTGTTTTTCCTATACCTATTCTGTAGTAATAAGGTTTAACATCAACAGATAAAACAGCAGTATCAATTCGAGACATATTGAGAGTTCCACTAGGCTGATGCTCCTCAGGCTTAAGAGCAAATGAGTAGACATTGATACCCTTATTCATAGGAATATTAGTATGATGCTGATATGCTTGTACTAAGTTGAAGTAGGTTCCATTGCGTTCGGCAAAACGATCATTACCATTCAATTGTAAGAGACAAGAGTTGAATGGATTTTCAGCTTTTTTGATCGGTTGTAAATTTGCAATATAGTTTAGAGTAACATCATCTGTAAATTGTTGTGAAGATGGAAGGGTATCAGGACTAGCTTCAATTGCGTTAGCATAACTCCAAGGATCATCATAGAACAAATTACTTGTAGTATAATTATACCAATAAGCAGCCTGATTAGCTTGAGTAGTGTCCTTCTTTGCAACCCAGACTAACTCCTTGCAAGGATGATTGAAATTAAGCTTGATGCGATTGCGGCCAACACTGAGGCTTTCTAAGCCAGTGAACTGAAGTTGTTCTATCAAGTACTCGTGAGATAATTGGGCGAAGCGTCGTCGTTCATCAGTATCCAAGAATATATAATCTACCCAGATAACACAGTCTGTAATATCTATATTAGTAAAACTATAGGGAGTACCAGGATTAGCAGTATATATTTCAGTTGTTCTCTTGACACATTTAGTCAAAGTCTCAAACTCAATCTTGAGCTTGACTTCGTGGTATTGAAGAGCAATCAAAGGAAGGGCAAGACCAACATTGCGACAGAACCAGAACTCAAGGGGGACATAGAGCTTAGTAGCAGCAGCACTTACTAAATCAGAATCAGCACCAACCATCATATCATATGCATATCGCTTGCCAACAGGTAAAGACAATTCATTCCAGATGTATAGCCAATCAGCATAGTGCTTGTCAATCTGCTGGCCTCCAATTTCAATGACAACAGACTTGAGTAGACGGAGACCCAAATAATTAACATATTTTGCAGGAGCAACTGCATCTGTTGCACCAACTTTTACATCATTAATTCTAGGAACAGAAACCTCTACATATACACGATTGATTAAATCACCATTACGTGAAATCTGGCATGTGATAGTATTTCCAAACTTAGCAGTTCCATTGAAGGATTGTCTGATAGATTCCAATGCAAAATTAGTATGGCGTCTGTAAACCACCTTGAAGAAAGTAATCTGAGGATTACCAGTCAAATAGACATCTTGAGCTCCATAAGCTACAAGCTGAAGAAGACCACCACCCATTTATGCTATATTCTTTATACTATTAGCGGAGAAAAAAAATATGAATTACATTGAACGCGAAAAAATAGGCATATAAACGCTTGTTGCAAACATTCTTATATACACATACCCAAATGTTTAAAGAGAAATCTTCGAAAAAGAAGCTCAATATAGATAACAAGGAGATATCCACGCTTGATGCCATGCATAATAAAATGATTAAAAACTTCGAGAACATAGATAAAGAAAAAGACAAATATCATGAGATGTTAAAGACCTACAATGACATCCATAATACTATATTGAATGAAATGAACTATCTGAAAATTATGCAAGACAAAGACACAATCAACAAGCTTTGGAGTAGTAATATAGAAATCAAGGAGCTTATTTTAGAAGTAGAAGGCAAGTTAAAAGATTTCGAAAATCACGATGAAATAGAATACTATAAAAATACCAGTGATATCTTGTTTCAGTATTATAATACTATTGAAAAACAGTCTAGTATTTTGCCACATAGTATAAATACTATTCCTACATTGATATCTACGACTTCGACAAAACAATCTGGGAAGTCCAAAAGTGATAGCAAGAAGAAGAAAATTATAAACAATACTGTAAATGTTCTTGATGCACTAAATTATGATGCAGAAAGAAAGAGCATAAATAAACCTATAGAAGATAGTTTTGGAATTAATATACCAGGCATACAAAATGATATACCAGATTGCCAAATGCAAGACAATGATTGCAAAAGCTTACTGGTTGATAAATATTTATCTATCATCAACAAACAGTATGTAAAAAAAGTATTCCAAGATGAAATAGAGATATGCAAAGTATGTAAGAGCTCTATGATTTGTCTACAATATGATGCTATCATGATATGCAATAAATGTGGTTATCAAGAGCTCTTATTAGTAGAACAAAATCGCCCCATATTAAAACAGAATACCAAGGATACGTCGCATTTCAGCTACAAAAGAATTAATCATTTTAGAGAATGGTGCAATCAAGTTCAGGGAAAAGAGAGCACAGACATTCCAGACGAGATATTCGAAAAAATCCTGAATGAAATTAAAAAAGAGAAAATCACAGACACTAAGACAATCACTTATAACAAGATGCGAGATATTTTGAAACGTCTTCGTATCAATAAATATTACGAGCATATTAATTACATCATCAATAGGATAAATGGCATACCTACACCACAGTTTAGCCCAGAGCTTGAAGAAAAGCTATGCAATATGTTTAGAAATATACAGGGTCCCTTCTTGAAACATTGTCCCAAAGACAGAAAGAACTTCTTGTCTTACAGCTATGTTTTATACAAGTTCTTTCAAATCCTTGGACTACATGAATATCTCAAGTATTTCCCTCTATTAAAAAGCAGGGAAAAACTATACGTACAAGACCAGATATGGAAAAAAATATGTAAAGAGTTAAATTATGATATTATACCGTCTTTATAAAAAAAATAGTGCCATCATTCGAGCTTTTACATACCATTAGGGAAACCAACCATGCGGAAGCCAGCACCAAGTCCCACGCCTTGGCGTGCACCAGCAGATACAGAAGGAGCAAGCAAGTCAAGGACAGAGAATACACAAGCAGCAGTCAAAGCTAAAAGCCAGATTTCGCTCCATTCTAACTTAGACCTAGGAAGAATAATAGCTACAAAAGCTACAATAAGACCCTCGAATGCATATTTGATAAGGCGGATTAAAGCCTCCCAAACATCAATAGAATATTCCATCCTTATTTTATCTTATTCTTATACTATATTATAAGAATATTTTTCTGCAGAGAAAAAATTATATAAAAGATTAAATAGAAAAGACAATATAGAAAATGGCTGATAATAGTAGACTAGTTAGTACAAAGGAAACTGATTATTTGGATGAAGATAAGCCCATTCGAGGCCAGAATTATGTCTTACTTTCATTCGTTAGTCCAGAGGATGTATTGATGAATAAGGAGGTATATTATTTCAATAAGTTTTTGGATCAATTTGGTAAAGATATGAAAACTTTGTTGGATGGTATTGCTTCAAAGTACCCTGATAGCAAGGACCTTGTTGACACAATCCAACAAAATCATTCCTATGTCTTCAATGCTAAGGATTTGAACGAACAATACAACTTTTTCAAATCAGTTAATTACAATGATATTGAGTCCAGTTTCCACAGGGACAATAACTTCATGACTACTATGCGTGGTATCAAGGTTCGAGGTGTTTTTGATACTATGGAAGAGGCTAAGAATCGTAGTGAATTTTTGAAGAGAATTGATAATAAGTTCAATATTTTTATCGGTCAAGTTGGCTGTTGGTGTCCCTGGTCTCCAAATCCAGATGCTTTGGAAAATCAGGAATATGCTGAGACACAGCTCAATACTTTGATGAAAGAATACAAGAAGAATATGGAAGATAAGGATATTGTCTTCGAACAGAGAAAGCAGGCCCATATTGAAAATAAGGAAACCAATGCAAGCATCAACAGTATGTCTGATATTCAGAAGAGCATTGAAGAAGTAGATGCTTGGAGTGCAAGAAAATTGAATGCAGAAGTAACTAACAAAGATGACATCCCTGCTGATACTCCTGCTGATACTCCTGCTGATACTCCTGCTGATACTCCTGCTGATACTCCTGCTGAATAAATTATCTACAATGAATAGTAAGAAATGAAGGCAATAGCTATATTCTTGTTATTTATAGGATGTTTATTAATCATTCAAGGTTATTATTATAATAAAAGTCTCTGTCCTCCTGAAAAAGTCATTGTTAAATATGTACCAAGGAAGATATATGAAGAACAATTAAGTCCATCAGAAAGTCTTCAAACATTTTATAAAGGGATGTTTGAAGACATATTATTACCATAAAGATATTTATTTTTATCCTTGATATTAGTAAAATGAAAATATTGAGAAACATTGAAAAATCATTTATAGGTCAAATTGAAAATAAAAACAATATAGATGCTTTGAAAACACTTATAAAGTCATACTTTGATAATAAAAAGGTAGATGATGATGCATTGAATCAAAAATACAATAAATACATTGCTTTATTTGAGAATGAAAGAACCAAAAATAATCTAGAATATAATGCTTACCTGAATGAAAGAGCTCAAATTTATGATTTATGGAAAAAGACCAAAACCAAATCAGCATTGATTGACTTGGCAAAATTACCTAGACCTATACCAAAAGATGTTCCAGATATATACACACATACTATTATCAATGTAACAGAGAGGCATATAACAGAAAAGCCTATAATAAAGCCTGTTGTCAAACCTGCAAAGCCTGCTAAGCCCAATCCTAAAAAAGAAAAAGAGTGTCCCGAAGGCAAAATATTAAATCCTATAACTGGCAGATGTATCAATGATGCAAATCACAAAAAAACGAAAGTAGACAAAACTGATAAACCCAATAAACCTGTCAAGGCAAATGCAGACAAAAAATGCCCTGAAGGCAAAATATTGAACCCGAAAACAGGCAGATGTATCAATGATCCAAATCTGAAAAAACCAAAAAAAATGGCAGCCAAAGAATAAAAACACTTGTAATAAGTAGATAAATGCCTAAAGAAGAAAAAGTATTCAGACTTAATTGGATTGCCTTCTTTATAGCATTTGCAGTAGGAATGTTTTATGTATATATATCATCACCAAAACCCAGGCTTATCATTAAATATCCAACACCTTACAATGCAAATAAAGTGACCTATCAGAATGATGATAATGTGTGTTACAAATATGATGCAGAGGAGGTAAAATGTACTGACACAGCTATTCCTCAGCCAATAACATAAAATATTTTGATGGCTATAGATTAGAAGAATTATGGTAAATAAAAACCAATCAACACTCGTTCAAACAATCCATAGGCTTTTTTATGATAAAACAGGACAGATAGTGGTAAGTGCATTATTTGGCCTAGCATTAGCGCTAATATTCAGAAGAGTATGCAAAGACAATTGTGTAGTATACTATGCACCTAATATAAAGGATGTAGAAAATAAAACATTTAAATTAGAAGATGTATGCTATAAATATAATGCATATGCAGCAAAATGTGGAAATATGCAAAATGTTTTTAAACCCTATGACGTCAATATAACGCCAGACAATCAAATCATAGACTATAGCCTATTTTCTGGATTTTTCTGATGAATTGCGTTGTATATATAATAATCAAAATATATTGTATCAATAGAATAATATGTCTATGTCAACACCTTTGAATAACTTACCTCTGAAGACACAGCAAGGTAATGATGAAACAAGTGATATAAATGACCCTATGGTGCAAGATGTACTCAATGAATTCCAAGAAGAACTTATGATGTCGAAAAAAAATCCACATCCAATGCAACAAGCACCACAGTTACCACAACAATCAATGCAGCCTATGCAGCCTATGCAGCCTATGCAGCCTATACCACACTATCCGCAAGCCCCTGTAAATAAATACAGCATTCATTATAACAGTGACAAATTTCCATATAACTATATTGATATGGAATTGTTAAAAAAAACTTTGATAATTGTCATCATATGCGTATTAATGTTTTATACAAATGTCATGCATATGATTTATGAAAAACTACCGCCATATGCTTATGATATGGCTGTATCCTTCGATGTTTATGTAAAGGGTATTGCTTTATTTATTATTCTCTATGGTCTAGCATTCCTGCAATATATTTAATAATTATATCTGTCATACTGTCCCAAACCAAAAGAGAATATATTGAAATACTTCAATAAGAAAAATACAACCATTGCAAATGACAAAAAAATCATGAAAATACTAAACCCTAGCATGACATTATATGTAGCATAATCATATGCTGATTTATTGATAACACTGACTGATATAATGACAATACAATATACTATTACAATAGTTGATAAAATGACTATAAACATATATTGGTTTCTATCTGATAGTGCATAAGACCACATTAAAACAGTGGATACAAGCATACCTAACAAAGAAAAGCCAATAATTGTGAAAATGTTTTTCACAGCTTCGTCATTCTCATTATCAGAAACAAATGCCTCATTAAAAAGCTTCATTTTATTTTTCTATTTTTATACATATATATTTATTCTCACAAAATATCATAATTCATGCTTCCTAGAAGAGCATTTTGCATATCATATCCTCTAATATGACTGTTTTGCTTATCCAATCCCTGTGGACCATAGACATTTTGATTAGCAACACCCATAACCTCATTACTATAGCATTCTGTATTCACAATGTTATTCTGGGCCGCCAAAAGGTTCTCCTCTGTCACATAGGCTATTTGCATGACTGTAGGTTTTGGAACTACAGGCTTATTGGTCTCACTATAATTTTCAAGAATTTCTTTTTTATCACATGGTTTATCCAAAGAACACCCTTGTTTACTCTCTTTGCTGGCAGGTTGCACATGAGTATTCTTCTTTTTTTTGAGCTCCTTATTATATATCTTAAAATATAATACTAAGAGACAAATACCCAGAATGAACCCTGTAACATTATCAAACATCAGCAAGATAAGCATAACAAGAATGGCTAGATAGAGTTGCAAGGTGGCACTTTTGAAAAGTCTAGTATAAGGTATATCTTGTACTAATATAATGATAAATAAAAGCACCAGAGCCAAAATCCTAAAAGAATACTTTATCATATCTACTATAATTCATATAAAAAAATGATATATATATGACTATGTTAACCTAAAAATGTTCTCCATCTTATCAAAAAATGGTTATGGTATCTTGAAATCTGCTTGCCCTGATTTAGAAAAAATCAAGGAAGAACTGACTATGAAACCTCATAAAAACTTTTCCATGACAGGCACTGAACCAGAGATTATTTTCACCCTCTATAAGGAGAATGATAAGAGGCTCTATGTGCCTAGATTTTATGGACTTCAAAAGTTTGGCAATGCTTCACTGAATAAACTCAACATGGGAGAAGAATGCTCTAACCTTGAATTTATAGGGAGACTACGTGAAGCACAAGAAGAACCTGTGGCAAACTTCTTAGAAGCTGCGCGGGATCCTTTAAGAATGGGAGGAATTATTTCTGTTCCTTGTGGATTTGGTAAGACCATTATGAGTTTATACATTGCATGTCAGTTGAAAAGAAAGACGATGTTCGTCAGTCATAAGGATTTCTTAAATCAACAATTCCTAGATACTGTGAAACAATTTGCTCCAACCGCGCGCGTAGGTAAGATAAAACAGAGCAAGGTAGATGTAAAGGATAAAGATATCATTATTGCATCTTTGCAATCTTTGGCGATGCGTGATTATCCCAGTGAAATATTTGAAGATATTGGATTCGTCATCATAGATGAGGTACATCATACAGGGGCACAGGTGTTCTGCCAAGCATTCAAGAAACTCAGTAATCCTATTATTCTAGGCCTATCAGCTACACTTAATCGCAAAGATGGTATGCGAAAAGTATTTGAATATTACATTGGAACATCTGTTTACAATTTGAAAAATAAAGAAACCACTGAAGTGAATGTTGAAATTCACAAGTATTTTGAAACACATGTAGATTACTCCAGTGTAAGAACGCTCTGGAATGGAAAAGAGAACATTGCAGCTATGATAAATAATATATGTGCTTTTAAACCTAGAACAGAATACATCATTAGTGTTCTCAAGAGCATATTGGCAAAAGAACCTGGTCGCAGAGTGCTAATTCTCAGTGAACGCAGGAACCAATTGAAAGATATTGAAACATATATTTTAAAAGACAATATAGCAAATGCAGATTATGGATATTATGTTGGCGGGATGTCGCAGGATAACCTCAATATTTCTGCTGAAAAACAAATCATACTTGCAACATATCAATTAGCATCTGAAGGTTTCAATGTACCTTCGCTAAATACCCTTATATTTGCTAGTCCAATTTCAGATATCCAGCAATCAATTGGGCGGATATTGCGAGAAAGGCCCGAGAAAAGAAAATATACACCATTATGTATTGACATACTTGATGAATTCTCAATATTTAGGAATAAAGGTTTTGTGAGACTTCGGTACTATAACAAAAATGAATATAATGTTCTTTATTACCAGGACAATCAAAAGATAGAATTTCACAATGAAAAAGCAGGGGAAAGACCTTCTTTGCAATTCATAGATGATGAATAATATCTTATATAATTAGATATGAAGAATAACAGTACAGTAGATGTTTCTGTTACAATGCAAGTATTTGGGTTTTTCATTATTTTATTACTAATCCTCTTAGCATATAAATATTATGTTTCAACATATGAAATGCCTGTTTCAGTAGAGACAACAAATGATGCAAAAGTTATCAATAAAGTAAGGTGCCCTCCTAAAGGTCCTGATGAATTAAAAATGTATAAACACAGTGATACTACACTGTCTCACAAAAATGAGCTAAATAATTCTGCTGCAAAAATACAAATGTATAAGGAAGGAGATGATGTTGCAGCTGATGGATTTGAAAAAGCTGTCTATACGCCAATACATCAAGAGTTTGCACCTGAACTAGAAGAAGTGTATGCTGCTTCAATAGCTACACCTCATTTGGAGAAAAATAACCCATATATCAAAGCGGACAAGTCAGATTTGCCAATTGCAAATGTACCATATTTCTTATTACAAGATGACAAACCCCTTAGGTTATCTGAGAAGCCAATGTAAAAAATGGATATTTACAGGTGACAGTGTTATTTACAAATGTGTGTTTTTTAGATTTTTTTGTCATTCATCTTTTTGAGTAGCATGCTGAAGAACTTGGCATTATAGTCAGGAATGATAGTATCATCTATGGCAACATAGCTGCCAATGTGGCCGTCAGGGACCTTGCAGAGGGCATAAATCCTGCCGTCTGACCTGTTAATATGAGGGCCTAACATAGTATTATTTTTGCCAACATATGACTTGTCGACAATGTAATTGTATACCTGCATAATATCATCGGGGATGTTGTCCCACCTGAATAGGAGAACATTATCACCTTCTTCTTCCTCAATGCATATTTTGAGGTAGTAAGGGTACCCTACTTTCGTCAAGACATCAAAGTAGATGCTATCAGACAAATAGTATACTGCACCACAACTATGCACCCTGATATAATCTGTCTGCATTATGTTTGTTTCACGTTCGGTCGCTTGTCGTTCGGTCGCTTGTCGTTCTGCTTTCGAGTTTTGCTTTTGTACTGGGATTTTGGCTCGCTGGCAATAGATTTTTCTAATTGCCATAATCATTTTTTTCCCATTTTCAGTGCAAATTAGGACAAATTATTCTGGGAATAAAAATGTTCTAAAAAAGTCTCTATTATGGAAAAAATGATACTTTCACTTCTCTGCTGTGTTTGCCTTCAGCCATGAACGCCAAAATCGCTCTCCAAGTGCTTTTCATCATTCTGTTGAACTATATCAACTATTTGTTGATAGTCAACTACCAACAAGAGTTCGTCGTCGACAACTTCAACAAGACCAAGCTTCTCGACCAAAAGTACAGATGCATCCGTTTCTACAGCAGCAACATGGATAACAAGTACCTAGAAAATAAGTGCAAAAATCACTATAGGGATTTCAAACAGTTCAAGACAGATAGGAAGACATATATCTTTCAATACTATATCTACAATATAGCAATGACAAGTCTGTTCCTCTTGGGTCATAAAGTTTTCTGAAACAAAATAAAAATGAATTTTTTCCAGTTTTATATTTTTCTTTAGGACACAAAGGAAATGTTGAAAGAGGATAATCACAACATGATATCCATTGATGGTGTATCTTTATCTATATTGCTTATTTGAGATGAATTGATAGATAAGTTTTCAAAACCTAAAAATACAAGCATATCAAAAGAACAATATATTGATGAATTAGATGATTATCCCTTAAATGACATGTTGCTGAATTTTTAGTTTTTATTGATTGTATTATCAAAACGACAATTTGGTAATTTAAGGGATATAACAAATCATCATAAACTGACGGAAACCAGATTGATAACTATACTCTTAAATATGGAAAATTATACTGTCTTTGTGTAAAATCTATGGAAAATGCAAGAAGAGTATCATTTTTCTATCTGTACTTGCACATAAAGAAAATCAATGTCAACTTTGAGAAGCTTCATGACGCTGCTTATTGATGCCAAGGAAATCTGTTAAACCCATACTGTCATATAAATTTAATAATTCATCTAATATTATCGCAAAATCAGTTAAAATTTTTTGAACGTCTATATCATCTATCCTTACGTCTAATTCACTTACAACTTTTATCACAACACTTTCCTTTTTTTTCTTTATCTCTTTATGCTTATATTCTATCAACCAATTATAGTAATAATGCAATAAGAATAATATATACATTTCTTTTTCATCACTTTTTTTTACAGTTAACATGTTATCTAAATTATCTACAAACGGAAGAAATAATAACCTATTTATGATATGAAGCATAATTTCTGAAGTTAAATTATATAAATACTTTCGTTCAAAAAGATCAAAGAAATTGGTTATTACATTCATATAATTTGTATGTAAGTCTTTTATTTGATACATAATTTTCAGTTTCCTCATAACAAAATCATCACTCATGTATTTGTCTTTCTCAAGCATGATTTCATTCATTTGAATATTTTTATTTTTGAACTTATTTAACATTCCTACTTTTGCTTCAAACATATTCATATCAATCATAAATGTTACAGGAACAGGTAATTTAAAATGTCTTGGTGTTAATAATTTGGATTCATCCTTTGCTTGGTCTTTTGCTTTATCTTTTGCTTGGCCCCTTTCTTTATCTTTTGCTTTATCTTTTGCTTGGCCCCTTTCTTTATCTTTTGCTTGGTCCCTTGCTTGGTCCCTTGCTTGGTCCCTTTCTTTATCTTTTGCTTGGTCCCTTGCTTGGTCCCTTGCTTGGTCCTTTAATATGTAAGAGGGAACTCCTTTGCTATTTATACTGAAATTATCAATGAACCGTTGTAATTTTTGTAATGCGTTTTGTTCTTCCTCAATTCTTTTTTTATTTTCAATGTCTCGGTTTTTTTGTTCTTCATTCTTAAGATGTTTTAGATTCGCGTTTATTATATCAATACCTTTTTGTATCCTTGATAAAGTTGCTTGATTTTCACTATGTAACATTTTTAGTTCTTCTATTGTCATTGTGTTCATATTGTATGTTCTAGTTTGTGGTTCAGTTTGTCGTGTTATATCATTTCGGACAGTTCGTGGAGAATGTACTGGACCATTATGTGCTGTATATACTGTAGGATATTGTAGAATACTATTTGGTGGAGATTGTACTGTAGGATATTGTAGAATACTATTTGGTGGAGATTGTACTGTAGGATATTGTAGAATACTATTTGGTGGAGATTGTACTGTAGGATATTGTGGAATACTATTTGGTGGAGATTGTACTGTAGGATATTGTGGAATACTATTTGGTGGAGATTGTACTGTATGCATAGAGACGTTCTTGGCAGCATTATATGCAAGCTTAACAGCTTCAATATCATACATTACATCTTTATTATTACTCAATATATGCTTAATGTATTGTTTACCATCATTACCTTGAATAATAGTTTGAATATAAGAACCACCTTCTAGGGTTTTATCACGTTGTATTTGTTTATTGATATATTCATATAAATTATCTATATTGTAAATATACCCAGATTTATCTATATAACCTTTTCCACGAGGAATTGACGCTATTTGATAATCATTGTGCGTTTTGTCTATGTCTTCCTCAATTACTTGAATAAAAAGTGTTAATGTGCATAATGCACGCCTATTATTATTATTCTTATCACAAATATATCCATCATGAGTTACATTATTCAAATCATTTGGTTGATAGTTTCGAGCTATTATCCCTCCTTTGTGAATACCCTTTCTTTGATTTTTCTTAAATTTTTGTAAATATTGTTTGTATGTCATATATGAACCTTTGTGTCTGATATACATGATAGGATTTTTGGATTTAGAACATGATTTTATATATATCCATCTATTCTGTCTATGAATAACTACACTATAATGTTTTACAAACTTACACACTTTCATTTACTTAAAACTATTATTTTTTTTGTATATCAAAAAGAACCCTATATATTCATTTTCAGTACAAATGATGTAATGTATCAAAATGAAGAAGATATGTTTTGCAGATTTCAAGGGATTGTGAAGGATGTGTATACTTTATTCATTTCTATTCTGAAAGCATAGGATTTATCCATGTTTTTATTATAGTTATGTTATGATAATAAAAGCATATGAACGACATCTTCTGTATACATAATATACTCATTGTCATATCATATATATACATATATCAATATAACATAAGTATTATTTGTTTGAGTATAATATATATATACATATAAAAAAATGACTGATATCTTATATAATATCTGCATTGTATAAATGCTAGGGATTATTAGTTTCTCAAACAGAATTGCATACAATATCAAAAGCAACGAACACAAGGATCTGATTTTGGAACAGTTAAATAATCTCTATAAAATCAAGATATTGCAGAAACATCATCATGATCTGAATGAATCTAATTTGAAATTTACTCTCACAAGCAGCCATATGATGAATCTGCGTTCCAATGGTAACAGATACTATCTTTATTTTACATTATATAATGATATAGAAATTATATACTTCATTGACAAAAAAATACATCCTGGCTATCAGAGGCCTCGCATCATTTTAGGGAGAGGTCTATTTGATAAAAATCTTTTCAAAAACACGCTTTTAGATGGTGAAATGGTAAAGTGCAAGGATGATTCTTGGACTTTTCTAATCAATGATATTATTGTATATGAAGGTAAATATTTACATAATAAACAGTTGCCAGAACGACTTGATATCATATATCATATATTAGAACATCAGTATACCCCCGATAAAACCATTGATGTATGTGACTATAAGGTGAAAAATTATTACCATATGTATAAAGAATGTATACCTCAATTGATAGATACTTCAAAAGAACTCAATTATACATGTCGTGGTATCTATATATGGTCTTATGATCTGAGATATAAACCAAAGCTTTACAATTTTGATGAAACAACTATTGTAAATGTTGTCAGAAAAACAAAGGATATGACAGAATTTCAGCTTTCACAGACCCAGGAACAGGCCCAAGAAAGAATGGCTAGATTATCATTACATTCAGATAAATCTTCGGATGATGATTTGCCTGTTTCTGCAATGCTTAAGACCAACAATATTGATATTGTATGCAAAGAAGATGAAAGGATATTGTATCTTGTTAAGACAAATGAACCAGATATCTATAAAATATATGAAACAGAGAATATTCTGAATACACAAAGCATAGGTATTGCATTGGTACAGACTTTGACTGTCAGCAAGATGTTAAGAAATGCATTCAAGGACAAAAATGTAATGACGTGTTTCAGATTCAAGTGTGTGTTTGATAGCAAATTCGGCAAATGGAAACCACTAGCACTTATTTCATAATAGCCTTTATTGCCTCATGTGATTTATAATTTTCTAGAACAAAGTCATCATATTCTAGTTCTTCAATCCATTTGATTTTATCTTCAATATGACTTTCTAATGGCGGAGCTTCTTTCTTAATAGAAAGTACAGGTAGCTGAAAGTTTTCTTTTTCTAATTGAATATTGACCTTTTCAACATGTTCTTCATATATATGTGCATCACAGAGTGAAAGGGAGACTTCATTAGGCTTTATATGTAATACTTTTGCAAGAATATGAGTAAGCAAAGCTGTACTGGCAATATTAAAAGGCAATCCTAGGAACAAATCTGAACTACGCATAGTCATATGACAAGACAAGCCATCTTTGTTCTTATAAAAAACATAAAGAATATGACAAGGGGGTAAAGCCATTTTATCTAAATCAACTGGGTTCCACGCAGATAATACAGCGCGCCTGCTGTTGTTGTCTTTTTGCAACTCTTCAATAACATACTTGATTTGGTCTACGCATTTGCTGTCTTCTTTATTTCCATAGTCCTTACCGAACTTTCTCCATTGCCAGCCATAGACAGGTCCTAGTTCGCCTTCTACATAATCTTGTTTACCTATACTATCAAGGTATTCTCTGGAAGAGTTTCCATCCCAAATATGAACTCCTTTTTCTTGCAAGTCTTTTGCATTCGTAGAACCCCTCAAAAACCATAATAGCTCTTCTAAAATTCCTCTGAAAAACATCTTCTTCGTTGTTAACAATGGAAACTGCTGACCTATATTTTTGAAGTTCATCATGCAACCAAAACGTGATATGACAGCACCATTACGTGTTTCACGCTTTTCACCATGTTGCATGGTATCTTTGAGTAATTGTAGATAACCCTCCTCGGAAGAATAGAACATATTTGTATGGTATAACATGTTGTAAGCTTATATATATTATTCTATGGATTGTATTTTGAACATCCAACGTAATATTATAGAAGCATGTCTAATTGAATATTTTAGTCTGACAGATAAATCATCTGTTTCAGACATATCATCTATTATGGTTGATGTGTCCGAATATGCATCTTCTTCAAAGCCATCGTATAATGTCATTTGTTATTGATTGATAATATTTTCATAAAATCTATCATTTTACATCTTCAAGGGTGTATATAAGATTATTGGCATAATATGAAAAATAAGATGATTGCAAGTTTGCTAAGAAAGCGGGTATTTATCAAGAGCTATATTGAACTGTTAGAGCATCAATATTCAGAAAATAGACAAATATTATCAAAGATATTACAGACACATGGTGCTATTGGAGATGCTGAAAAATATAGCAAAATATATAAGCTTGTCAAAGAGCAAATATATATCAAACGGATGATAAATACTGGCAGAGATATGCAAAGAGATTACAGAAAAAAATGATTTGTTGCCATACTAGAAGGGGGATACAATGGAACAAATGACGACAACTGAATATATTCTTTGTACTGATAAACTTGTTGCCGGTGTGGATGAAGTTGCAAGGGGAACTTTCATTGGACCAGTTGTGTGTGCTTGTGTAGTATTGCCAACCAATTTTGAATCAGACAAATATAAACAGATTAAAGATTCAAAGAAACTCAGTCCTAAGAAACGTTCAGAATTGGCAGAATATATAAAGAGTATATGTATAACTTATGGCCTAGGTACTGCTAGTGTGGCGGAAATTGATAGCATGAATATTCTCAATGCTACAATGAAGGCAATGCATCGTGCAGTAGATGATGCGTACAAAAAACATGCTTTTGACAAAATATTGGTAGACGGACCCTATTTCAAGGGATATGTTCCAGCAGGACATGATGTGGAACTAGTAGAACACGAGTGCATACCAAAAGGAGATTCAAGTTATCTGTGTATTGCTGCGGCATCTATTATAGCTAAAGATTACCATACAAAAATGATTGCAGATTTGGTAAACAGATATCCTATACTCAAAACATATGATATCCATAATAATAAGGGATACGGGACCTTGAAGCACTTAACAGCAATCAAGCAGCATGGTATAACAGAATTTCATCGAAAATCGTTTGGTATATGCAAGACATTCCAATAAGTCAAATGCGTTCTATCTTGTAATCAATGACCTTGCGAAGCATGCTCTCAATGACAAAATAAGACATCAAAAATAGTGATGATACAACTAGCATATGCAAGTACACTATCATGATGATGAGTAAATTATTCTAAATACTGCCTTTATTTTTATATAGGTTTGTATAAGTTTTGTTTTTTATGTAGTGTCTCCAGGTTTAAAGGGCTCACAGCCTATACCAGTCCAAGGAATATCACATGCCTTGGCATACATGCATCTGTATTTATTTTGCTCTGGTGTTTCTGCATCAAGTTTTGCCAATACTTGAGGATATACCACATTACATATTAGAGGGTTCTTAGTGTTATAAAAAGTTGCATCTCTCGATCCATCTTCTACAGGAACTAATGCATTATTTTCCATGTTTGTTTCACCATCTGAAGGGTTATCCTCAAATGTGCCACCTGCATTCTTTTTCCCTACTCTATACATTCCTGAAAATTCTGCATAATTACCTAATAGTTCATTAGTATATGTTCCATTAGCATTTGTACTTCCAGGTGATGCAGCATCTTTCTTTACCACATATAAATAATCTGTTTTGTCAGCTACATTTCTATTCTGAAATGTAATAGCCTTTTGATAATAACTTGTTTTACCTTGATAAATATTATTTTTTTGTTCTGATACTGATTTCAAATCAGAAAATACTGTTTCGTCCATGACACATTTATATTTTAAATGCTCGTTCTTGTCATTTCGTATATCACCATATATTTTATCATATGATTGCTTTGTATTATTACTAACTAAATTTGATTTTTCATCGGCGTCTGTTAGTTTTAACTTCCAGTAGTCGGGGCAGATGATAGCATTGTCTTTTTCCATCTTATTGCTGATTTTTCTGGGCTTCAAGTCATAGATAATAATTATCAAATAGAAGATGATAAACAATGCCCCCACTATGAATGTAATAGCAGCAGGCATCATTCGATTGTAAACATACTCACGGCCAAAATCAGTAAAGAATATGACTATCAGTAGTCCAAATGCTGATAAACCATATACAAGGCATACGAAAAAGGTCCCTTTATACATATCCATTTTTTCTTTATTGAATACGTCCAATTCTTTCTGATTAGGTTCAAATCCGATCCCTTTAAAATTATTCTCCTCCATTTGTATGTACTTCTATAATATAATATTATTTATTTTAGACTAAATGTATGATTTAAGTTCCAAGACCTTTGTTCCTTTCTGTGATGGTAATACAGAGCGTTCTAAAGGTTCTGGCAATGTGCTAATATCATATCTGTACTTTTCATCTTGCTTAAGATTTGTGATTATCTGCGGAACACACCATTCAATGACCCTAGCATTTAACTCTCTCACCTGTTCTTTGACATTGTTTGGCAAGTTCTTACTGTGCTGAAAGTAAATTGAGCGCATAACTATTTTAAGCTCGTCGTCACTCTGTCTTCCAATATTGTATCTACCTTGTGTTTCATTCAGTACCTTGTTTTTTATTCCTAATTGTAGAATATCAATATTGTCTGCTGAGAAAAACATGGATGACACTGCAGTACAATTCAAGTTTCGAGAAGTAACATTTTGTGGACTTTCAGACACTGCTTGATTTTGCTTTTGCAGATTATATGTATTTGGTGTGTTACCCAATGCATTCACTCTTCCATTTAAGTAATAATAATTTTCCATATTTGTCTCTATACTATTATAGATTTATTTTCAGCTTATATAATAGAAAAGCATAATGACAAACTGTAAAGATATTGAGTATTGCGTCATGGAATTATTAAATAAAAACAAAGTAAATATTGATAAAAAAGACAATGCGCGTGTTGTATCTATTTTGGTGCGTTATGTTAACCACCTTATTTTCAATATGGTAGCAGTAGCTTGTCTTATATGTCTCACTATTGGTATCAAGAAACTTGTAAAAGAACACGTGCAGCACCTAGAAGGATACATCATAAAGCGATGTAAATTATCAGGAAAAAATTGGGCTTTAGGAAGAATGAACGGCTTGGTACCTGCTGGAAGAATGAAGGGCTTGGTACCTGCCGGAAGAATGAACGGCGGAAGTGCATTTAATACAGCAGCCTTTTTTGGCGTACCTGAGCCACAATATTCTGTCGCAAATGCAGGAGGAGATGTCATGAATATTGACTGGAATAATAATATTGCCCGTCCTATGCTAGCATCTACTATGACAGGTGGGAGACATGTCATATCACAGAGACCCAAGAGCTCATGCAATAAATTACAACAGACTATTTCAAGAGAGATTTACAATGTCTTCAAGTTTTTTAAGATATCTAGTAATAAAGAGGCTCGTGACGAATTCATTCGACTATTAAATGTATTTGTGAGCGAGCTCTTTGCTAAGCTTCATAAAACGAAAGTATTAACTGCAAAGAGACTTATTGACATATTAAAGAAATCTAAGATATCAGATGTTCTTACTAAGCCAAAAAAAAATGATGGTAAAAGAATACATAAAACTAAATCTCATAGCTAATCATAACATAGAGAACAATGCCAATTATAACCATTGATGGGAATATTGGGAGCTGTAAAACTAGTCTATTGAATTTCTTTCACAAAACATTCAAAATGGCAATTGATCTTGAGCCAGTAGAGAGTTGGAACGAGTATCTTAGTCATATGTACGATCATGCAAAGGATAACACATATAACTTCCAGATAAAAGTATGGATGGACCGCTGCTGGATACAGGAGAAGTCTAACGTCCTTGTGTTAATGGAAAGAAGTCCACACTTCATCAAAAATGTCTTCATAGAAAAGGCATACGAAGACAAGACTATTGACAAAGTTCAATATGAAATCTTGCAAAGTTTACATAATAAGACAGATGATTTATGGAAACCCAATGCATATATATATCTTCGTTCAGAACCTGAAATGTGTATGCAGAGAATTTTAAAAAGAGGGAGACAATCTGAGAAGAATATCAAGTTAGAATATATACAAAGAATACATGAAATGCACGAACAAAGACTTCTAGAAGCCATAGCACAAAAAATGAATATACTGGTTGTAGACATAGAGAACAAGACTATTGCTGAAATCTGTGCTGAAATTATGAATAGCAGTATATACACTGATATTGCTTCTAAGTGCTATTGAAGGATGCTATTTTCAATCCTCTGAAATAATAATTTTTTCACATTTTTCCTATTAGATATAAAAAAATGACAATTAAAATGTATTAAGAGCCATTAACAACCATTGAGATCATGGCACAGAAAAAGACTGTTGAGGAAAAGTACAAGAAGTATGAGCTTCTAGAGCATATCCTAGCACTTCCTGATACATATATTGGTTCGATTGAGCCTCAGAAAATCAGCACGTATGTATTCAATAATGATTCCAAGAAGATGGAAGAGAAGGAACTTATCTATATTCCTGGTTTGCTGAAAATTTTCGATGAGGTTATTGTGAATGCTATAGACCATTCCATGCGCCTCAAGGCAGAAGAAGCAACTGGCAAGGAAGATATCAAACACCTCAAAAATATCAAGGTTTCAATTAACAAAGAAACCGGCTACATAACAATTTTCAATGATGGCAATGGCGTAGATATCAAGAAACATGCTACTTACGGAGATCTTTGGATTCCTGAGCTGATTTTTGGTGAGCTTCTCACCTCTACAAATTATGACAAGAACGAGGAAAAGATTTGGGGTGGCAAGAATGGTTATGGCAGCAAGCTGACAAACATCTTCTCTAAGGAGTTCACTATAGAAACAGTGGACCACTATAGCAAGAAGATATTTACTCAGACTTTCCGCAATAATATGACAGAACGCGAACAGCCTATAGTGAAGGCTTGTGCTAAAGTCCCTTATACACAGATTACATTCTTGCCAGATTATGCCAGGTTTGGTATCTCAGGATTATCAGATGATATATATGAGCTTTTCCACAGACGCGTTATAGATGCTTGTGCTACTACTTCAAAGGATGTGTCAGTCTTCTTCAATACTGAGAAGTTAGCTATCAAGGACTTTGAGAAGTATTGTGATCTCTTCTTGGATAAGAAGGAACAGCCGTCCGTTTATGAGGCTTGTGGTGAACGCTGGGAGGTTGTGGCATCTATCTCAAAGTCTGGTTCCTACGAGCAACTGTCTTTCGTCAATGGCATCAATACAATCAGAGGAGGCAAACATATTGAGTATATAACCAATATGATAACAAAGAATCTTGTAGATATGGCACTGGCTAAGAAGAAGAAGTCTATCAAAGCACAACATATTAAGGACAATCTCTTTGTCTTTGTAAAGGCTCTCATTGTTAACCCTAGCTTTGATTCACAAAGCAAAGAGACACTTACTACGCCTGTAGCCAAGTTTGGTTCCAAATGTGATCTGAGTGACAAGTTCTATGACAAACTCTTTAAACAGGGTATCATAGACAAGGCCCTTAGTCTTACAGAGTTCTATGATAAGAAGAAGCTGGTGAAAACAGACGGTAAGAAAATATCAAAGATTATTGTACCAAAGCTGGATGATGCCAACTTGGCAGGCACCAAGCATAGTGCAGAGTGTACTCTCATATTGACAGAGGGGGATTCAGCGAAGACAATGGCTATTGCAGGTCTCTCTGTCATTGGCAGAGACAGATATGGTGTCTTTCCCCTGCGTGGCAAAATCCTCAATGTAAAGGATGCCAATCTGCAGAAGATCAGTGACAACAATGAGATAACTGCCATCAAGAAAATCTTGGGATTGGAACAGAACAAGAAATACACAGATGTCAGCCAGCTGCGTTATGGTTCTATCATGATTATGACAGACCAGGACCATGATGGTAGCCATATCAAGGGGCTTATCTTCAACATATTCCAGAGCATGTGGCACGAACTCTATGAAATCAAGGGTTTCCTCACTTCTATGTTGACACCTATCATCAAGGCGTCCAATGGCAGAGGCGAGGTAATAGAGTTCTATAACATGTCTGATTATGAGAAGTGGTCTGCTGCTCCTAGAAATGGTTGGAAAATCAAGTATTACAAGGGATTGGGTACATCTAGCGATCAAGAAGCCAAGGAATACTTCAAAAATATGAAGAAAATCACATATAACTATGATGATAATGCAGATGAAGTCATTGACCTGGCTTTTAACAAGAAGCGAGCTGATGACAGGAAGGAATGGCTAGCTTCTTATAATAAGGATAGTGTGCTGGATTATACCAATCTGGATATTGATTATAAGACCTTTGTAGATAGAGATTTGATCCATTTCAGCAATCGCGATCTGCAGAGGTCTATTAATCACATTTGTGATGGTCTTAAAGAGAGTACTAGGAAAATCTTGTTTGCTTGCTTCAAACGAAAATTATTTACAAATGAGATTAAGGTAGCTCAGCTTTCTGGATATGTCAGTGAAGTATCTGCATATCACCATGGAGAGGCATCTTTGCAACAGGCTATTGTAGGAATGGCACAGATATTTGTAGGAACCAATAACATCAACCTACTGATGCCTAACGGCCAGTTTGGCACTCGAGTACAAGGAGGTCAAGATGCATCATCGCCTAGGTATATCTTCACACTATTGTCAAAGCTGACGAAGCTCATCTTCAAGGAAGAGGATAATGCAATCATTGACTATCAGGAAGATGACGGACAACAAATTGAGCCAGAGTACTATATTCCTGTCATTCCTATGATATTGGTGAATGGTGGTCTTGGTATTGGCACTGGATATTCTACTAACGTTCCTCAGTTCAATCCTGGAGATATCATACAGGTCTGCAAGACTATCTGCGAAGTCATCAAGATAGCAGAGATAGATATTAAGGAAGAGGCTGATTTGGAGAAGGTGTATGACACCATTGATGCTCTTGAAGTGCAAGAGTTGGTTCCATATTACCTTGGTTTCACAGGGTCCATTGAGAAGACTGACAAGAATGCCTATCTTAGCAAAGGTATTTATACTTGGAAGGACAATGAGACAGTAGAGATTGTTGAATTGCCTATTGGTACTTGGACGGAGGATTACAAGGAGATGCTCGAAGGTATGATAACAAACGGGCAAAATCATTTGAAATATTTTGAGAACCACTATACTTCAAAGAATGTCAAGTTTATCCTACATTTCAACCCAAACAGCAAGGATGTGCTTGGAGAGAAGTTTGAGACCATCTTCAAGCTATCTTCTAGCAAGAATTTGAGTATCAATAATATGCATCTCTTCAGCGAGAGAGGTGCTATTCAGAAGTATGATACTACTACAGAGATTATCAAGTCTTGGGCTGAGGTGAGGGTTCGCAAGTACTATGAGAGAAAGCTGTACCAAGTGAAGGTATTGGAAAGCGAACACTTGATACTATCAGCAAAAATCAGATTTATTCTTGATGTGATTGCTGGCAACATCCAAATTATGAACAAGAAGATGAAGGATATTGCTGCAAGGCTTATTGAACTTGGATATCCGAGAATTGCCAAGGATAAGGATACAGCTGTTGATACAGAAGAAGCTGATGCTAGCCAGGATATTAAGGATTTCCTATATCTATTGAAGATGCCAATCTCGCAGCTGACATATGATAGAAAGGTTATCTTAGAAAAAGAAGTAGATGACTTGACAAATAAGTTGAATCATTTGAAGAATACCTCCATTGAGGACCTGTGGCTTAATGATTTGAATGAACTTGAGAAGGCTTGGGTAGAACACAGAGACATAACACTGAAAGAGTATGATAATGATAAAAAGGGTATTGTTGAAAGCAAAGCCAAGAAGCCTCGTGCTCCGCGCGCTTCTAAAGCATAAAACTACTGCATATACTTCTTCACATCTTCCATAAGACTAATAAACATTTTCATTTGTTCTCTTGGAGGTTTATCCCATTGTTTCTCTGTCTTGTAAATATCGAAATTTACATTTGTGCGTAAATATACATTATTTTTTACAAAGTATGGTGGCGCATGTGTATAAAGCAGTCTTCCATGGTTGAATAATTTCATAATGTAATTCAATAACACATCACTTGAAATTTCGCTAGAATAGTATACATGCTCTTTACCTTCACTATTAATTGTTTCAATCATATCTTTAATGTTGGCAGGGATAGTACAAACATTATATATGAGATAGTCAATATCACCAATGGTCCTTCGAAGATAGATTTTGTAATATTTATTATTTTTATAGCTGTATTGATAATAATCTATTTGCAATTTCCTATCATTGAATGGTTTTATAAGCTCGGGCTTCTTGATTTTAGGAACAAGAGCCTTCATAATCTTCATCAAACTGTCTATGTTCTTTTGTGTCAATGGAGCTTTCGTGATTGGGTTGATGAGTGGGAGGTCATTATTCATTTGTTTCACTAGATAATTATAAAAATTGGGAGCATAAAAGCAATCAGTATGTACTGTATTACAGTCTGCATCTTTGGTAGGAAGCCTATACATAAGTTGCATCTTATATAATGGGTAATTTTTATCAAACTTTTCATCTGACAGGACATCAATATCTATATTGCAACTATTCTCCTCAAAGAACTTCCTATCTTTATAGACTAGTTTGAGTTCCTTGACTGCAGAAGGGACCTTCTTCTTGGATTTTCTGAGAAGTGTTATATAACCTTTATCTAGCAATGCTCTATACATATCAATGGTTGCTTTATTTCTATTGTAAATATCTACAATCTTATCATATGTATCATCATCCATATGCATTGGCAAAGGGTTATCAATAACGTTTATGGAAAGACCATTTGGCAATCGAAGTAGTGGCTTACTACTACCTGTCTTGTATTGCTGGCGAAGCTTCATATATTGTTGTGAATAATACAAATACTCCTGATTATTTTTGAAAATGCGTTCTGGTATTTGCAATGTAGCCAAGTCAATATTATCTATTCCTATGCTTTTGAGAATGGTAATCAAGGGGTCCTCTATGATTGTTAGCTTCTCATTTTTGATATTATCAAATGGGGATTTTTTAGGTTCTTTTTTATAGTTATAGATGTCATATATTTCATTATAGTATTTTAATAAAGTTTCAAAAACATTATTACTATGATAAACATTGTATTCAATATCTGGTATTTGCTCTGCTACTATTTCAGATAGTGCAGTGGTTTCTAACATATTGCTATAGGTTTTATTCCTCTCTAAGGCATTCTTGACATAACCGTAGATATCAAGATATTTTACGAAGCTATGTACGAATTGCAGTGTTGCTCTGATATCAGCTAGTTTGCTAGATTTATCTTCGGAGTCTTTAAGAGCATCTGGGTTAGATAAAAGTTCTTCAACATATTTCAAATATTGTATGAAAGCTTCTGTGAAAAATATGCATATTGTATGTATTATAAAAGCCTCAAACGGATTATCATTTTGATAGTATTTATTTGCAGTCTTGAAATCATTGATATTCAAGAGCTGCATTCTAGCATCAAAAAACTCATAGAAGGGGGCATCCGCCTTTTTCACATTGGTCTTATCAATTCTATATGCAAGGATGTCTAGCTTCCCATTGAATAAAACGTGATTTTTAGGAAGTAATTTGAGAGCCTTCTTTTTACTGTAATGCTTATCTATGAAATGTTTGTATGCAATAGCATATAAGGTAGCATAATCAGATTTATCTATTACATCTGCTAAGATATCTTTATTGCTTAAAGGACTATATAATGGGTTATCAATCCATTTGTCAATGTAAGCATCCATATCATAACTGCTTGTATTGCTTGTCTGTCTATCACATTGCTTTTTGATTTTTTTATAGATAGGACCATTCAACTTAACAGGACGCTTTGTTATGGGGTTCATAAAGACAATCTCTCCTTTGTTATTTTTAGCTTGGCTATTATTGAAAGCTCTGCATTTTTCTTTATCCATTTTCTAATATACTGATATATTATAATGGGGGTAGCTCAATATCATTCTCTAGGCAAATATTATATATTTGCATATAATCATTATAGTTGTCATTTTCTATCAATGTGTGAAGCTGTCTCTTCAATGCAGGGGTAACATGCAATCTCTGTATATACATTATGAGGTCTTTGTTTTCACCATCATAAAGAGAACAGGTTTGAAGACACTCTGACAATTCTGACATTGTGTATGCGTGTATACTAAATATGAATATCATTTTTTTCGAAGAACTTGATAGAAGATAGCAACGCATATTCTGTCAAGGAATTCGTGTAAATAGCTTGCTTTTCTTGCAATTGCAAGTATGTATCAAAGAGATATTCGCAACAGAAGCCTCTTTTTGTGCTAAACTCTTCATAATGTGTTTGTATGATATTTTCTAGACTGTATTCGTTTATGATTTGTAGTTTTTTTATGTATGGTAATTGTAATACATAATGGTTCGCGAATGACTGGACCTTGTCAAAGATGAATGTACCTGTATCAACCTCTACGCTCATTCTGTCATCTAAATAAGAGAGGTAAGTAGGATATTTAGAATACTCCATGTATTTTTCATAGGCTTTGATGAAAGTTTTTGTGTTTTCTTGATTGTGTGATATCCTATATAGGTATATTGGAAAGTTATATGCCTTAGTCATTTGCATATTGCATAAAAAGAATTGCTTATATTATTGGAAAGAGTACATAATCAAGTTAAAAATACAAATTACAAAAACTTTTTGAAAATCAGAAAAAAACTAAATTATGTACTCTTTTGTTACATATCATCCAAATAACTTTTTGCTGTTCTCCATGGCATATCACCTACTATAGTACTATTGTTGCTAGTTCTTTTTACAGGTTGAGGAGATTATACTACATGTTTAGGATCTTCCACTGCTTTTTGTTTAGGAGCTTCCTCTACTACAGGAACAACTACAAATATATCTTTTGATGTATTATTTTTTAATTGATAATATGTAGCATCATACCTAATAACACTAAACATGTATCTCACATCATCATCCTTTTCATTAATAAAATATTTTCCGTCTTTGTAATACAAAGAAGGAGTTTGTATACCTGATATATAAACAGGAAGCCCTTCTATATTCTTTAAAAAGTCATCTTCTTTAACAAAAAAAACACATGCATCATCTATATTAACTGTGAAGGTAAAAGCATCTTGATGTCCATTATATTTCAGAAACTTATTATTTTGTTTTAATTTAAACTTTTCTGGAAATGGAACACCACCTACAAAGCTTTTATTTACTACAACTTTAATCTTGTTTTTATTTTTGATAGCTGTATAATAGTAGGTTTTCTTTTTACTATCTTTTGTTGTTTCACGAATACTAAAAATTATTTTATTCTTCATTTTATTTTCATTACATAGTTTATCAGCTACCTTTTTTGCTACCATCATTGGTGTAGAACCTTTATGTCTCCCCCCCCCATTATTTTTTTTGAACCATTCACACTAGCTATAGTAAAAAATCTATCCATTGTCTATTATATACAGATATTATTTTAGATTACACAAATCGAAAAGAAAAATGAGACAAAACTATATGATATTATCTTGTAAATGAACTGAGAAAAAACTAGAATCTTTATATTATGATGAATTAGATTAGAAAAATAATTATTGAATTATTAAAATGATATTAAATCTATTGAATTATTTTCTAAAATATTTTCAATTACATTTTTATTTTCTAAATTATATAATTTTTCATTCATAATTTCATTTTCTGATTCTAATATATCTAATCTATAATCTAATTCTAGTACTGTTGAATCTATTCCTATTATATTATCCATTTTTCTTTCTATATCATCAAACCAATCTTCTGAATCTTCAATATATTTTAAAGTATTAAACTTATTTTCTAATATATCTAATCTGACTTGACAATTTTTTAATTGTCTATTCTCCTCTTCTAATTTGTTAAGCCTTGATATGACATTATCATAATCATTTGACAATTTCTTATTTATGGTATCTCTATATGCTTCTTCTTCATCTTTCTTTTGTTTTTTCAAGCCAGCAAGCATTTTCTTATACTCTTCTATCTTGGTATCAATACTAGACATTATATATCCATCAATATAAATATTATTTATATATTTTTGATATAATATATAACTATAATGATATGAATAGCAAAGGCACTCTACAACTCTCTCTTTAAGTCTATGATATACTTTCAATGGATATAGCATTTCATGATACTTCTATGTAGGTATTTTGAGACTGTAAAGCATACTAGCGTAATAGTTCTATATAACATTGTAAAAAGAGTACATAATTAAAATAAAAATACAAATGACAGAAACTTTTTGAAAATCTAAAAATAATTCAATTATGTACTTTTTTTATGTCTATGATATACTTTCAAGGGTATATCTATACATTCTCTTAGCATTTCATGATACCTATAATTAGGTTATTTGAGACCTTGCTAGATACATTTGTGCGAAAATATCTAACAATAAATAAAAAATGATCTATTCATTATTCTAGATAATTGGTGGAAGACAAGAATGGACGCTATTGAATTTGCTTGTGTGATGGGAGACATCACAAACCGTTTCAAGATCAATATGGATAGAGAGCTAGTAGCAAAAATATTCGAGATATATGTAAAAAAAGCCCCTGTCTATAATCAATATGTTGATGATTATGAGATATACTATACAGAACTTGAGGAGTATGAGAAATACATAGACACCTATGATGATATATATACTTCATATGATGATGAAGACTTTGATAATTATGAGATAGATAATGATGAAATAGCCTACATAGTATCCAAGAAAATAGCCAAACAACTAGGCAAACAGTAAAAACACATCATCATAGAAATAATACAAAAATCCAAAAACAATATTTTTTAACAGGCAATTAGTAAAATGGTACATCATAATTACATATTCAAGCCTCTTAAACCATATGTTATGTAGTCATCTATACCATACATCATAACAGTACCTTGTATATTAAAGTAGTATTTGAAAGGGACTATTAATATCTTATTGTTTTTGAGTTTTATTGTAGTAAGCTCAGTACTTGTCTCTGGTGTGCTTCTAGGAGGGCAAAGGGTTATTTCAGATAATGTCTCACCAGAACATATCATGAGATACTTATAATTGTTCCTGGTCCAAATATCAGTAGCTACAGTATCTTCTATAAAATTTATATTAAACCACGAATTCATTATTTCAATAGGCTCTTTCACTTGGTCTTCAATAATGATAGGCTGTTTATTATATAGCATACTAAGGTCAAAATGTGCCAAATCTGTCTGATAGATAATCAAATCTTCAGGAAATATATAGTATAACCAAGCATATAATGTGATTACAGCAACAATAAGTACTATATACCAATACATTTTACTATAAATACATAACAATATTTACCCAAATATAACGAACTGTTATTACACCCTTGAAGATTTTTGGCATAATCAATTCAATGTATATTATGCTTATAACAAATTATAAAGGTTGATTACTCCTATCTCATAACCCATATATGGAAGACACTTGCGAGAATACACTGAAGGACATATTATGTATGCATAATGGTCTTATACAATTTATTGTCTCAATTTAAATCTTCAATGGTATATAGAGTATATCATATCAAATGAAAAACAAGAAAAGGTCTTCTAGAGTATCTAAAGGAGGAACCATGTGGAGCACAGAAGTTCCTTTTGATACGCAATTTCATGGAGACCTTCCTAAGAAAGATATAAAAAAACATATTGATGAAATTGATAAAGTGATAATTCCAAGATTACAAGAAGATATAAATACAGAAAAAGAAGAAAACAAGATAAAATTGGCAAAGAATAATGATAGACAGACCAAAATTGAAGCAATAACATTAAGAAATTCAGCAGTCTACAGCCAGATTAATACAAAATGGTATATGTTTCTGCTTACTGGGATATTTTCACTCTTCAGATATATTTTTGCTGCAATTGGGTCTCTGCTATATACATTGATATTTGTTGTATTGGGACAAATATTACTCCTCATCTTTTCAGCTATCAAAGTTATATTCTCAAATCCTGTGATTATAGGTGCAATATTATTAGTTGTAAGTATCATACTCATTTTACAATTTGTATTTGGTTATTTGGTACCATTGCCTGCTTTTGCTTCTCAGAGGCCTCCTGAAAAGACATTAGAAGGACAGACAATTGCAGAACCTAAAATAGAATATGAATATGATTTTATAACATCTATGAAAGAATTTTTCCTTTCAATACCACAATGGTTTGATAATGCTTTCATTAATATGACGTATCTCTATCAAAAGTTGGCAAAGTTCTTTGGCAATAATCATATGTTGGATGTATATATGAAAGACCGTGAAGAATATTATGATGGTAGATGGGACAATATCATCCATATGGAGCT